TAGAATCATAAGGGGTTGAACCCAAAGGACTCCATGCAGAAGAAAGTAACCCTACCCCCTATCCAGTCGCCAAACTGTGAGGTAAGATACGCCTGATTCGATGTGCACATTGCTGTGCGATTCAGATCATTAAGTCCCAATGACAAATCAGGGAACCCAGAATCAGGGGTAGAGTTACAGAAAAAGAAGAAGTAGAAAAAGATTTAAAGAAACATAAAAAGCAGACAAACACAACCGAATTTCCTTGGATTTAGAATCCAAGGGCATACTCACGCAGATACTCATCGTAGGTCACATCCAACAAATCCAATCCTCGCACTCGCAGCGCATCATTCACACTTTTCACATAGCTCTGAAACTTCTCACGTCCCGCCTGGAAGGCAAAACGCGCACCATTCTCCACATTCACATAGAGAGCTTCTCGCTCGTCTGGGCACTTTCGCACCCAGTTGGTCAATTCCTGTATGACGGTTTCATCGATAGGGGCCATATAGACTCCAGTCTCCTCGTCAAGCCGTATGGATCGCTTCAGGAATTGCAAGCTCAATATCGGGTCGTACGCGTTCACTCTCTCACCTTTCGATGCCGGGGTGTACTCAATCTCATACTTCGCCAGATATTCTCCAAACGTTTTCGCGTTAAAATACTTCAACACTTTCGGGCTTACTGCCACCGTATTGTCATCACCATAGACTTTCGCCTTGATGTACAATTTGTAGCCACGCATGTTCGCTGCGCCCAGGACAAATTTCGTTTCGCCCTCGTAGTCTTCTTTGTCTTCACCACGAATCAACCTTTCAGCCTTTTCACGCATGATCGTCAGATAACCACTCTTAAGATAGAAGTCGTTGACCACACAGTTCAAGATAGTGGTAACTACACATCCACTTTTATTCCCTTGGAACGAAATGTACATGCAGTTACCAACACGATGAACTGTATAGGCAACCTCTTCCATCAATACGCGTCTAATTCTAGCATTCTCTTCGCCGTCGTTGTACCACGCATTCACCAAGTCCGTAAAATAGCCTATGATCATCTGGGCTCGCATCTTCGAATCGTACTTTGAGTAATCGCCGTCAAATCCGAAGTCGCTAACCGCCTTGAGTTGTTTCACCATCTCATCCCACTCCAAGCTATCTACATTCATACCCACGGCTCCCGAATGGGACCGCCTGTTCTTCATGTACCAGCTGATAAACCTTCCGAAGTATCTCTTACTCAGAATGGAATGATCCATAGGTCCTATATTAAAGACTCGCGCTTTGTGTCGTTTTTCTGTCGGACGTCTCTCGTCCTTCAACGTGTCGCACCACGTAGATGGTATTCTCAGGCCCTTCCTTGCCTGTTCCTCGCGCTCATCAAGTCTCTTTCTCAACGCAGGGTGTATCACTTTGAGCTCTCCAGGCTCACCTCCAATAAATGCCGATTTCCCAGGTTTCCCTTGAGTCATCTTCACAAACGGAAAGCCAGCTGAAGAATCCAAGTTGATACGCTCGATATATTTTTCGCCTTCCACGCCATTCAACGCTTCATGCTCGGTTAGTATCCCCCTCGGATACTTTGGGTCTATGCTCTCACTCTCGAGGATAGTAGATTGAAGAACCTCTTCAACAATCTTCACTGGAAAATCAATCCCACCAACGCCATTCTTTTCCACTCCTCTTTCTAAAGGATCGTAATTCAAACTCTTCGCCAATGGATCGTATTTTGACAAGCATGCAGGCCCAGTAGTCGGGGGGAACGCTAAACCATGAATCTCACTTTGTCTGATTTCGGTTTTAGATTGCTGGAAAAGCACATCCTTTTGGGGAATTTTTCCAACAATGTAAAAACGACCATCAGGCAACACGGTGAATTCATCTAGCGATTGTACATCGAGCCTCTCTTCTAATTCAAACGGTCCGGTGTCATTCACTTCTTTCACAAGCAGCTCTCGATCTAACATCTCTCTCGTAATCAAAATCGCAGTTCCTCTACCGTTCAATCCAGCCACGTGCATTCCGAGGATCTTTCCAACAATATGGGTGTTCTCAACAATCAGCGCAGCACCACAATCTCCGAAGCTCGTCGCAGCAGAATAACCGAAGCCATCTAACACACTACAAAAATCATCCTGGACGTTGTTCACTTTCGTAATCACATGCTTGACAGACTCTAGTCGATCAATTTTGGATAGGGAAAATTCGTTGTCACGCGAATTTCTCGAAGCCAAAATTGCGGGGCTAGAACCAATCTTGCTCAACTC